AAGTTATTACTTAATGTGTAAAAAATATCTTTATCGGGTTTATCTGGATATGTTATTTGAATGAAAAGACTGTATTTATTTACATTTTTATCTTTATTATCAATTAATTTTTTAAACACAAATTTTTTTGTGGTTCCATTACTAAACAATTCAGCTACTATTTCATTTTTATTTTTATTTAATAAAAAACTTGTTCTTCCAAATCCAGCAAAATTATCTTGTTTACTTTGAAAAACAATTAGTTCTTGTTTATCAAATGGAATTCCTAAATTTTCATTTAATAAATCGTTGAATGATTTATCTTTTATTTGTTTGAATTTACTTAAAGTATATTCTCCTTCTCCATCTTCATTTAACTTTGTAAAATCTTTGACAGTTTTAGGAGATATAGATTTTGCCATTTGACGAACATTTTTTGATACTTTTTTAGGAGAGACTTTTCCCTTTTGTACTGCTCGTACTAATCTAAATAGCTTTGCTTGTTTTTCACTTGATGCTGGCATATATCAATAAATATATATTTTTTTTATATTTTTTAATTTTTAATTATATTTATATATCAAATACACTAATTGTTTAGTGTTAACGTAAATTTATCTTCTTTGGAGTTCTTCAATAGCTTCATGGGTGTTTACCCAATATAAGACAAAAATCAAGAAAGGATGATATAAATAACATGAGTGATCTATTAAACGAATGCGTAGCCAATGCAAAAGCTGTACGTGAATCTGCATTAGCCAACGCTAAAACATTCCTTGAAGAAAACTTTGCTTCCAGTGTCAAGGAAATGTTTGCAGAAAAATTAAAGGAAGAAATGAATGGAGTTGAAGAAGAAGCTGATACCTCCAATATTGGAAGTGGAGACAATGTTTCACCTTCTAAAGATGCATGTGACAACACAGTATCCGCTGGTAAACAAGAATTCAATCTTGAAGAAGTTGAAAGTGAAGAAATTGAAGAAATTACAAGTGATGACTTGGATGAAATTCTCGCTGAATTACAATCCGACACTGGAGACACTGAAGAAGAATCTGACGAAGTATCTGAAGGAGAAAAATTAGATTTATCTGGACTTGAAGAATCTGATATTCCAGAAGACGATTTAGAAGAAATTAATCTAGATGAACTTCTCGCTGAACTTGAAAGTGAAGAAGGGGCAAGTGAAGAACCTCCTTTGGATCAAGACAAAACACCAGTTCCTTCTCCAGTTCCTTCTCCAGAACCTTCTCCTGAATCAGAACAAGGTTCTGTACCTTCTCCTATGGATGAAGAAAATGTTACTGCTGAAGAAATGGCAGAAGCACTTATTACAATCAATGAAGAAAATGAAGAGTTAAAGGAAAAAATGGGAGAATACGAAAAAACCATTAAGTATTTGAAAGGTGTAATGAATGAAACTAACCTTTTAAATGCTAAATTGCTTTACACTAACAAGTTGTTCAAAGGAAGTCTTTCCGAAGGACAAAAACTTAAAGTGATTAACACTTTTGACCTCGCGAAGAATATTCGTGAAGTTAAATTAGCATATACAGTTTTAGCCGAATCATTTAATGCCGGTGGATCAGTTGTCAATAAGAAAAAGAATACAACTGCGCAAACTATCACCGAAGGTTTGGCAAGCAAACCAGTAACAAGTACAAAGCCTGAAGCTGCAATCGTTGCACCTGAAGCTTCTGAACTTGCTTCAAGACTCCAAAAACTCGCTGGAATCACGAAGTAATTATAGTTTGCGAGTAAAAAAATAAAAATAGAAAGTAAATAAGGAAAAATATATGAGTGATATTAAATCATTATTGACAAGCAATGATAATCCACAGGCTCGTTTGATGAAAGAGACCCGTGGATTGCAAAACAAGTGGGAAAAGACTGGTCTTCTCGAAGGCTGTGAAGGTATCGAAAAGGCACACATGTCCATCCTCTTGGAAAACCAAGCACAACAACTCTTGACTGAAGCTTCCAGTACTGGTACTTCAGCAAACAGTGAACAATGGGCTGGAGTTGCTCTCCCACTCGTTCGCCGTGTCTTCGCAGAAATCGCTGCCAAGGAATTCGTTAGTGTTCAACCAATGAATCTTCCTTCCGGTCTCGTTTTCTACTTGGACTTCAAGTATGGTAGTAACAGTGCTCTCGGACATGCATCCGGAGATAGTTTGTTCGGTGGTAATCTTAAGAAAGCCGGTTCTACAGATGCTGCTGTAAAAGGTCTTTACGGACAAGGCGCTTATGCTTACACCGAAAAAACAGGCTCTTTATCAGTTACTCTCACAAGAGACACCGGATCATGGGCAGATGTTCAATTTGAGCCAACTATCAGTGCAAGTGCAGCTGCAAATCAAGTTTGGGAATATACCTATAACATTGATGAAAACACCAATAACATTGATTTGACAGCAGTTCGTTCATTTGAACTTTCTGGTATAAGTGTATTAAAAACCTACACCAAGGCAATTAATACAGGTAGTTTGGCCAATCCTTACTATCAAATTAAGTTCTATGGAACTGGAGCTGCTGCAGTTACAACAAGTCAAACCTTGTTCTTCACATATCAACCAACAGATCAAGCTCGCGGTGATTTTGAAGCAGGTAAAACAACTGGTGGATCTGCTGATGCTGCTATTGATACAGACATCGCAATTCCTGAAGTCAACTTGGTTCTCAACAGTGAACCTATCGTTGCCAAAACACGTAAGTTGAAAGCAGTCTGGACCCCAGAACTCGCTCAAGACTTGAATGCTTACCACAGTATTGATGCTGAAGCTGAGTTGACCGCTCTCTTGAGTGAATATGTCAGTATGGAAATCGACCTCGAAATTCTTGACATGGTTAACAATGCTGTAACTGGTACTGCAACTGAAGCTTGGAGTGCTGAAATTGGTGTTGAATTTTCCAAGAGTGTAGATGCTACAACTGGTGTTGCTACATTCACACGTAATGGAAACACTTCACCAAATCGTACAGCCTACGTCAAGAGTACATGGTTCCAAACCCTTGGTAACAAGATCCAAAAGGTCAGTAACACAATTCAAAAATTGACCCTCCGTGGTGGTGCAAACTGGTTGGTAGTTTCTCCAGATGTTGCAACCATCCTTGAGTCCATTCCTGGATATGTTGTTAACACCGATGGAGATCAAGCCAAGTTTGCTATGGGTGTAAGTCGCGTTGGTAGCTTCGCAAGTCGCTTCCAAGTCTATAAGAATCCTTATATGACCGACAACGCAGTACTCATTGGTTTCCGTGGAAATAACTTCCTCGAAACTGGTGCTGTATATGATCCTTACATTCCTCTTATCCAAACACCATTGGTATACGATCCAACTAACTTCACACCACGTAGAGGTGTAATGACCCGCTACGCTAAGAAGGTAGTTCGCCCAGAATTCTTCGGCAAAGTAGTCGTTGGTGATCTTGATCAGATCTAATTTTAATTAGATAAGATAAATTCAACCCCAAGCAGAAATGCTTGGGGTTTTTTGTTATTTATTATTATGATTAAAAGTGGAATATATAAAATAACAAATTTAAAAAACAAAAAAATTTATATAGGATCATCTAAAGATATAGAATTGAGATGGAAAGATCATAAAAAACATTTAAATGGGGGATATCACGTTAATAAAAAATTACAAAATGCTTGGAATTTTTACGGTGAAAAAGAGTTTGAATTTACAGTATTGGAAGAAAATATAAAAATAGATAAATTACTTGATAGAGAACAATTTTATTTAGATAAATTTAAACCTTATCTTAGAGATATTGGATACAATATTGGTTTAAAATCTAGCGGAGGAGACAATTTCACCAATAATCCGAATAAAAACAATATACGTAAAAAAATGGTTATTATTAATAGCACTGGACATATGTTTGGAAGAAAACATAGTAACAAATCCAAGCAAATTCAAAAAAATAAAGCTATTGGGAGATTTACGTTAAAATGGTTTATAGAAAAGTATGGAAAATGTGAAGGTGAACTAAAATACAGAAGTCGTAATAAAAAACTATCTAATCGTAATATAAACTATACACATGATAATAAACTCACTGGTAAAAAAAGAGGACCGATGAGTGAATCAATGAAAAAAAGAATTAGTGAGCAAAAACAAAAATTTGCTTTACGTAAGAATGAGTTTATTGAGGATTTGAAAAGTAATAATTATACAATAGTAGAATTAAGTAAAAAATATGACATATCTACGACATCTGTAAAATTATACAAGCGAAAAATTTATTCAAAGAATTGATGTATATTATTTACTGTAATTTCTGTTACTTCTTCTTTGAAGTTTGTATTTTTTGGATAAGGTAAGATTTTATGTTTTAGTGATCGTCTTAATTTTTTATTTTCAGTTTTATTACTTATAAATTTTATATAACGATGTTTTCCGCTTTCTTTTTTTCTCCAAAAAGTTTTTCCTATACGTTCTTTTAATTTATCTACGTTATGAGTTTTCCATCTAGCAAAAACGCTTCTACTATGTATCCAGTTATAATTTGGTGGTCCATCTAAACTTACACTATAATTTGGTCCATGTCCTACTTCTATGCAACTATCTCCCTGATACCAAAATCCCGTAGCTTGATATATTGTTCCTTTATGACCGGCTTCATTGTCTGCATAACTTAATACACATTTTATATTTGGATATTCTTTATTTAACAATTTAAAACTTTGAGCTATACAATAACTTTCTATATTTTTCCCGTGACCATCTTCTATCCATAGACGAGTTAATTCAAATACGTTATTATTTTGTAATAAAGGGGTGATACTTTTGCTAGCACT